GGCGCTATCCACACAATTCATGAGTCGATTTGCAACGAGTTTTTCGTCAAGAAAGACCCCTCCCAGAAAACTTTCAAAGAGTTCGCAACGGGCTACATAGAGAAGAAAGAGCGATTGCTTCTTGTTCCCCGAGGCGGCTTTAAGAGTTCGATGGATATGGCCGATTGTGTGCAATATATTATCTGTTGGCCCGAAGTGACAATCCTTGTCTTGACAGGTGTCCTCGCCCTCGCCAACGATTTCGTGGGGGAGATTAAGGGTCACTTCACGTTGGAAGAAGGTGTGAAGAAGGATTTTCATCCTCGTACGATGTCGGATGGGTTGCCGAGCGTTTTTCAGATTCTCTTTCCAGAACATTGCATTCCGACTGATGATGGCAAGAGTGCGGAATATCAGACCCCTGCGGTTTCAATCGTTCTGAAAGAGCCGACCGTCTTTGCTGCATCAATTGAACAGAACTTGACGGGTTGGCACGTCGGTGTTCTGAAATTGGATGACGTAGTCACCAACGAAAACTCCCAGACGGTTGATCGAATGAAGAATATCAACAAGCAGGTTTCGATCAACCAAGCCATGCTGCATCCCTATGGATTCTATGATCTCATCGGAACGTGGTATGACGTAGAGGATGTCTACGGTTGTATCATCAAGAACCAGAAAAAATATGCGGAAGATGGGGAGGAGTTCCCGACCAAGATTTATATCAGGGCTGCGTGGTGGCCCACAGACGCTGCGGTACAAGCAGGAAAAATCCCTGATGAGATGACAGCGCAGGATTATGGGTACTGGTTTAATGTACCGGGTAATCCCCACTCGTTGAACTATCAATTTCTCAACACAAAACGGCGCAATGATCCCTATTTCGCCATTAAGTATTTGAACGACCCGACACAGATGCACGTCATAAAGTTCCCTCGGGAACTCCTGATACGGCGCACTGTGAACGCGGTGGAACTCCCGGGCACGGGGCTGATTGTCACGTGCGTCGACACAGCCTACTCCACGAAGAGTTGGGCGGACTACACCGTCATCATCACCGCTTTGATCTACGGCGGGCGATTCTACATTATAGACATGCAGCGCGGCAAGTTCAACGAGTATGAACTCCCCGCGATGATAGCGGCGACGGCGCTGAAGTGGCGTCCGAAGCGCATCTGCATCGAGGACACAGGCAAGGCCGAGAAGTACGTCCAGCGCGAAGTCTATCGCGAGATGGACAAACTCAAGGTTCGCGTCCCGATTGAGATGTGCCCGCTGGGGCAAGGCAGCAAGGCGAACTCCAAGAAGGTCAAAGCAGGACCCGTGCTCCGACTCCTCGGAGACGGGCGATTGTTGTTCATCAACACCTGTCCAAGTCTCGAAGATTTGTACGACGAACTCTCGAAGTTCGGGACGGCGGCGGGTACTCACGATGACATCGTCGATGCGCTGGCGCTCCTCGTTCAGCAATTCGGGGCTTATGCAGAAGTCGAAGGCAGGATGACTTCGGCATCTCAGGACTACGTGTCCGACGTCAAGATGAAGAACTTTCACGATCTGATGCACTGCGACGGGAAATATTCGAAGCACAACGCGCTCAACGCGATGTTGGAATTTCCCGATATGGCCCAGGGTGAGTTGGCACAGAACGCGGCGATGGATGCCGCCGACGCGGCGCACGATCCGCTTGGCGACTTATTCTCATAGGAAGGAACGGTATGGCAGAAGCTATTGTTGACAGTGTCGGTATCGTTCCAGACGGCAACCCGAACGGACTTATCACAGCGCAGGACTTCACAGTCCAAGGCGAACTCAAAACGGTCGATAAGGACCTCGCGCTCGTCGTGCAGAGCGCGGCGATGGCGAAGGCGTTCATTGCGAACAAGCAGTGGACGTTGCTCTGGCGTGACGCCGACCTTCTGTACCAATCGCCCCGCCCGATGTCGGTCTACGAGAATACTTACATTCTCGAACCGAACGTCCAACGCTTCACAGTTGCAAAGGTGTGCAACGCGGTTGTCCCCCAGTTGTACAAGGGATTGTTCTATGACGACCCGCCGATGCTACTTCGTCCACGACCGGGCACCAGCCAGAAGGTCATCGATGCGAAGACAGCGATGTTTTCGTTCGCCATGGATCAATGCCAGTTCAAGACCCAGACTAAGTGGGGTCTCGAACAGATGGCGCATCTGGGCACCAGCATCTTCAAGTGGGGCTACGACTGGAAAGACATCGTAACCTACAAACGCAAGGCGACTACGCTGCAGATTCCCCACGGGGATGATGCGACCGTTGGTGCGACGACAGTCCTGCCGACCGACGCCCCGCCTGACATCACGCAGGACACCAAGACGATTCCGCTCCCGTTCTTCGAGTGGCGTCCACTGGACAAAGTTCTAGTCGACCCACAGTTGAGCGTCAGCGACATTCGCAAGGCCGCTTGGGTGGTCGACGTCCGCTACATGGACTGGTATCAACTCAATGATCTGCGTAAGGCGATTGACCAAGCCATCGCAGACGGCGAAGAGGGCGAAGCGATTCAGGGATGGGAACTTCCTTCCATCGAAGAGATGAACGCTATCTGGGCGAATCCTCCGAAGGCGCAAACTCTGGAGACAGAGCAGGCGACCTACATCGAAGGGATTGTCCATCACGCTGAGCGCAACAACATCAAGGCCAGCCCCGACCCGCATCGGGTCAAGTTGGAAGTGCTGGAGTATTGGGACAATGGTCGCAAGATCATGGTTCTCAATCAAGAGAAAGTTATTTTTCGAGGCGGGAACGAGTTTAGAGAAATTCCGTTCCTATCCGCCAACTGGTGGAATCGTCCTCGCGCGTTCTACGGCATGGGTCTCGGACTCATCGTAGGCCAGAACCAGCGCGTCGACCAAGGCACCATCAACGCCATCCTCAAGATTCTGTCGTATGGCGTCAACCCGATCTATCTTCGCAACCGCGACGACAACGCGCCCACGCAGACCATCCGCACAGGGCTCGGCAAGATCATGTCCGTTACGGACGTTGAGAAATCGTACAAGCTGTTGGAAACTCCCAAGATGCCTGCTGACATTTGGGCGGCTCTGAAAGAATCCGAGCAAGCTACGGAATCCTCTTCTGGCGCTGACCAAATGTTGGTACAAGGAAGTTCCGCTGGTCCGCGCTCCTCGATGGGGCGCACGGCAGGCGGGGCGAACATCCTTGCGGGAGCGAGTGCAACTCGATTGGACGGACCTCTCGATAACTTCATCGAGCAGGTATTCAAGCCGTTCCTCGGTATCATCGACAAGATCGTGTTCAACGTCATGTCGGACGCGGCGATCTACCACATCCTCGGCAAAGAGCAGGGTTCCGATTTCCTGAGCGAGTTCAACCTTCAGGATTATCACAACGCTCAAATCGAGTATGAGGTTCTCGCGGGGTCGTCACTCGCTGCAAAGCGAACGATGGCACAGTCGATGGTCATGTTGACACAGATTCTCGACAACCCACAGATTCAGCAGTCCCTCGCTGATATCAACGAGGAGTACATCGACTTCAAGCCGATCATCAACATGTGGCTCGAAGCCTCGGAGTGGAAGAACAAGAACGACATCATCAAGCCGATGACGGCTGCGATGAAGCAGAAACGCGACGCGAACTCCAAAGCCGCCCAGATGCAGATGCAGATTCAGGCGAAGCAGCAAGGCGACCAACAGAAGTTCGCACAGAAGCAGCAACTGGAAGACCAAGCGTCGGACAATCGAATCAAACGCGACATCACGCGGGAAGCGGCGAAAGCCAGCGGCCTGAGTGAGGCGGTTGAAGGTGAGCCGAGCACGGGAGGTCTGCAAGGACAACTCCCCACAGTTGAGTAAACTGTCCATGTCGGAATGACTCTAAAGCCGACCGCGCACTGCAGGCGTCCGCGAGGAACTGCAGAACTTTCTAAGGCGCTCGGGCCGACGCTGATATCGGCCCCTATTATCGGAGGAGACATGATTAAACCAACGGACGGAACGAACGTGTTCAAGCCGACGTTCAAACTTGACGAGCGGTCGCTCGGCATCATGTGCGCGGCAGTGAAGCAGGAGTGGTTTGATATCCTCCAGCGATTGATGGAGGAGGAAATCCGCTTGATGAACGTCCGCCTTCTCAACACAGAAGACGAGAAGACGGTTCTGGAAGCCCATCGCATGGTTAAGTACGCATCGATGTTCTACTCGGGTGTGATGGATCGCATCGCAGAGTTGACCGCGATTGACGCGTACAACCAATCGGGCCTTGGTCAAGCAGGTAACCCAGAGTCCCCGCTGTACCCAGACGAGTTCGCTACGCCTGAACAAAACTAGGAGGAGTTATGTTGACATTGCAAGATTTGGATAACATGCCGAGCGATGTATATCGCAAGAAGTTAGAAGACTCCGCATTCTGTGCGGAAGTCGATGCCCTGCTGAAGAGTCCCGTGGTTGCGGCGCAACCCCAGCCTGAAGGCGAGCCCGTCGACCCGTCGATGCCCGACAGAGCATCTCAGCCGCCGATTCGTCGCACCGCTGAGCACGTTTCCGTCGCGCCTGTCGCGCCTGTCGCAGTCGCGCCTGTCGCGCCTGTGGAGCAGCCCGAACTGACTTACGAGTATCAGCCGATGGACGAGTTCAATCGTCCGTTGGGCGGTAAGCAAGTTCTTAAATATCGGACGCCTGATGAACTGACGAAGAAACTCGTCGAACAGAACACGTCCATCCTTCGCCAGTTGCGGAAGGTCTCCCGCGAAGCGCGGCTCAATCAGCCGACCGCAGGGCTCCCGACCGAAGCCGAACGGTTCACAGGCGCGGTTGAGTTCAAAGAGAAGCCCCTAACCGCAGACGAGCGATTTCAGTTGACCCAGGACTTGAACGACCCCGAGAAGTTTGCAACAGCGCGGGATCGTCTGCTTGAGTCCGCTGTAGGCGTTCCGCCGTCTCAATTGCGGGACACGCTCAACAAGCAGCAGATGGACATTCTCCAACTGCGTGCGAAAGAAAATTTTTTGATGTTCTCGAAGGATACGAACTTCCTGACTGGCGACAACGCCACAGACAAAGAGAACGCAACAACTCTGACAGACTGGATGTTCAAGAACCAGCTAGCACCAACTGTCGATAACTTTAACTTAGCGAGTTCAAAACTTCGAGCAGAGGGATTTCTGCTTGAGGCACCTGTTGTGCAACAGGTGGTCGTGCCGACCCCAGCGGTCGTGCCCGTACAGCCCGTGGTTCCGCAAGCGCAGGAGCCAGTGGTGCAGCCCGTTCGGATTAACGAGCCCGCACCAGTGCAACCAAAGCGACAAAGTCAAGTCCCGTCAGGCCTGAACGACCGAACGTCTTCAGCCAGTGGAGTGTCCCCGACATCTTCATCGACGATTTCCTTGACTCTTGCTGACATTGATTCGATGTCCGCCGACCAGTACAAGAAGAACATGAGAAATCCTGACTTCAAGTCCTTGGTCAATCGCCTGCAAAAAGAAGCAGACGACAAGCGCAGACAGCGAGCCAATGCCTAACCAAAGGTAAAACACTATGAGTTTTTCTCCTAGCGGAAACCAGCTTTCCAACCTGCCCCAGTCCACGGTGAAGTATTACGACAAACGCTTCAGGGAGAACCTGAAGGCCCAGACCCCGTTCGTCGCATGCGCAGAGCGTCTTGATCTGCCCATGAAGAGTGGTAACCAGTACGAGATTCTGTAACATGAATGTCTCGTAAGTCAACGTCGGGTACATTGATTTGGTTCATGTATGTACCGTTGGCGGCTAACACCAACCAAACGACAGAGGGAACTGTTGGTTCATCCCTGTCGGTTAGCGTGCTGACAACGACTGCGACTATCGGTGAGTTAATCTTATGGCTCACTGTTTAAATTTGACTATATCGGTGAACATCTGCTAGAATTAGATTCGGAGGAATCTTATGCAACCAGACAATACCGAGGAAAGACGCAGCAAGAAGCATTGGGTTTACGCAGCCGCAATGGTGGACGCCGAGGGATGTATCTCTATCGGTGAATCTCAACATTGGACGAAAGCGGGAACTCCGTACAAAGCCTACTCGTTTCGCATTCAAATTGCGAATACCTCCAAAGTGCTGATGGACTGGTTAGTCCAGAAGTTCGGTGGGGTGGTTTACAAAAAGAAACAGTGCTCGAATCCACTCAAACCAGTGTATCAATGGTTTACAAAGGGCGGATGGCGGGCACAAGAGAGGTTTTTGTTAGGGATTCTTCCCTACTTGCTAATTAAACGTGAACAGGCTCTTTTGGGGCTTGAGTTCATTCGCATGCAGCGGGATGAAAATCCCGAACGGCGGAAGGAACTACGAGACAGATGTTGTGTTCTCAATCACGGCGTATCCGTAACGACTAATATGTCAAACGATTCTGAAAAGAATTGAAGAGAGAGTCTGAACACTACGGTGACGTAGTGAGCGACCCTAGTGTGAACTAGGGGGTTGTACACCTTAAACCCTAAACACATTTGACGCAGATTACGCGAACTTCTCCTCGCTGTCTCTGGCGACCTCCATCGACCAGACCGTCGAGAACGTTGCGAAGGAAATGTCCTATCGCTTGGGCGAGTCTCTGAGCGCACTGGTGCGGGCAACCGCAGACGGCGCGTCCAGCATCGACGCCTCGGTCCTGACACAGCTTGCTGCGTCTTCGACCTCTTCGTTCACGGCACTGTCCCTGAGCCAAATCCGTAACAGCGTTCAGTCGCTGGCGGGTCGCTCGGTGCGTCCGTTCGAC